TCTAAAATGCATAGTAACTATCATCCGTGTAGTACTCTTGCCTAATGTGAGTGGTCGCATACCTGATTGCATCCATTGCATCATCCCACATCTTGACCGGTTCATCAGTGATCATGTCACCTACTTTTTTCCACTTGTAGTTCTCATACTCTTTCCTTATAGCCTTATCATCCTGGCACAGCACCCCAAAGGTCTTGATGTTGTCTATCCCTTTCTTAACTACCTTGTTTGCGTTCTGCACATCATACCCTGCATTGTTCAGCTCGGCAATAATCTCAGGCCGTGCATAGTCTGCCACAATGGTCACAGTCTTTTCAACGTTGAAGCTTTGCATCTTGTCTATGAGCATTGGAGTAGTCAGGTAGCTCTCATATATCACGGGCTCAATGTAGATGTCATTGTCACACCAATAGACACGCATGAGTGCAGTGGGGTGATTGTATCCAAAGTCCAACCCATAGACATAGTTCACAAACCTAGCAGGCCTATGTGGTATGAATGACCAGTTAGAATAGATGTTACTCTTGCTGATTGCTTTCTCACCCAAGGCATATATTTGATACAGTGCCTCATCCGTTCTTTTGAGGTCCTCAATCTGTGACCTAATGCTTTGAGGTAGGAATGGGTTGTCTTTGTAGGTTGACTTGATTAGCACACTCTCTTCCTGTGGTAGCTCATACAGCCATGAGGTGCTTTCACTAGGGTTGTAGTCAAAGATTAGCTTAGACTCAGTCCTCATGTTGAGCTGAGTGAAGTCATCGAAGTACAGCTCATTGGCTTCGTTACACCATGCGATGTCTCTCTTCCTACCCCTTATCTTTTGCTCATCATCCACACTAAAGAACTCCACGATGGACCCATTAGGGAACGTGTAGATGTGCTCACTCTTGTTATGGTCCTCCACTGAGTAGATGTTCAGCTCTTTGAGTATCTCAATGAAGTCTCTTAACACTGTAGCCCTCAAAGCAGGGAACGTCTTACGGATGATACTAACTACCTTGTTGTTGTTCTGCAGGCAGTAGATAATAACCAACTGACAAAGGCTGTAGGTCTTGGAGGAACGGGAGCCACCCTCATTTATTACAAACCTAAGGCTAGGGTCATTGAGTGCCTCATAGTTCTTCTCAAATATGACCGTGCTCTTTATTTCCATTAGATGCTATTTGGTAGGCATTCATTAACATAGCCATCTGCCTGCCATCACTTGCTACAGCTCTTCTATCTATTCTTACCTGGACACCTTTAAGTCGGTAGATGTAATCCTCTACCACAGCACACATGAAATCAATCTGCATCCGGTCGGACTATGGTCACCTTGATGCTGTCAATCTTCTCACCCTTGGTTGTGGTGTCAACCCGTTCAGTTAGGTTGTTGAGTCGTTGAGTAATGGATGCATTGTACTGCCCTGTCATACCTCCCTCGATTTGGTCCATGCGGATTGCCTCCTCTATGCGTGAGCAGATTGTGGCATACTCGCTATATCTATTATCCTTGTTGCAGAAATAATCATTCACTGTTTGCCCCTTATCTGCAGCAAAAGTCCTGAATCCCACTTGAGTAAGCGGTCTCTCTAATGGAACTGCTGTAGCTTCACCCGTCTTAGTGGATAGGGAATAGGAGTACCTAGGGTTTTCCTTGCACCATCTCTTGTAGGCTTCAAATAGATCCCACATTGCCTCTGGGGTCTCGATGTGTTTAGGCCTCATTACCCTCGTTCTCTACTGCTTTGTACTTTTTAGCTTTTGGCTCTGCATCTTCAAAGAGATAGCCAAAACCTACCGATGTTAAATACTCTGCCTGTTCAGCTGTTTCTTCTGTTACCGTGAATGGAGTTTCAAACCCCAACGGATTGTATCGGACCATGTACTGGCCTAGATACTCACTCTTTACTTTCTTTGTCATATTCGTATTCTTGTGTAAATAACCATGCGTAATATAGCACTATCCATAGCCCAAAGGCTCTCATTGCCATTGTGGTATTCTCTCTAACTAGAAAGAATGCACCGGTCAAGGCAGTGAATGTTGCCAAGATACTAATTATTTGAGATAGTCTCATACCTATATTGTAATTTGCGTAAATTTTGTTTAATTTCTTTAATCAGGTAATGAGCTGATGTAACAGGAATATCAAAGTACTTAGCCATGGCTCGAGCTGTGGTGTATCCCTTGTCAATGTATGCCTCAAATACTATCCTGTGAACGTGGTCAGATATCTCACTGCGGTATATCTCAATCATCCCTTTGTGTGTAGAGTAGATTTTATCCTCCAATATCTTAGCATGTAGATCCTGCTCATCATCTACCTCATCTTTATCTTCATACTCCATTGAATTCACCCTATCATCCTTGTGGCTCAGTGACGTGTTCCATAGGATTTGATACTTGATGGTGTTGAGCAGATAGCTTTTCACCTGGTCCTCACTCTCTGCATCCTCATTGATGGTTAGCACATGGAGGTATGAATTATTGATAACTGTATCCGCCTCGATATTGCTCCCCATTTTGGTGAGAAAGTACAGGGTATAAGCCCTGACCTCATCGTAGTGGTTATTGATGTACCTGTCTAAGACTTTTTTCATACCAATTCATGAAGTCCTTGTACCACACTTTTCGTCTAACCGAGGCACAAAAGCACTCCCTTGGCTGTGGTCCATCGTATTTGACCCTTATCTTGTACAGCTGAACGCAGGAATGCTTAGAATACTTTACAGCATCCGCAGTACTATCAATTGAGTCTATGAGCTCTATGTCAGTTTGTTCAAACATAATTCAAGTAAATAGGCACCCAAGGCTGCTTGACAAGCTAGGATAAAGTCCTGATGCCATGTCAATGTAAGCCAAAAGGCCACACACTTACTGCAACTCAATGCATCTAGTAAGGGTATGGCCCATGTGCCTGGTCTAAAGGACATATATATCCTTGTTAAGGTTGCTTGGAGTGGCTCGAAATTGCACCACCACCATGCCAAAGGTATCAGAGTTAGGAGTTCCATTGCCTCAAATATACTCTAAAAAATGAATCATAAATCTCCGTGCCTACATTTTTTCCTCTCATGAAGCGGTATAGCTTGGCATAGTTGACATTCATATCCTCAGATAAGTGAGTTAACTTGTAGCGTTTGCCTAGCATTCCGTTAATCTCTCTTCTCATCCAATCGGACAGCTCCTGCTGCTCAGAAAGGTAAATCGTCACTGCTCTCAAGGTCTAAGTCTTTGGTTAGTTTATCAATAGGTGCCTGTTCAGTTTTGGAGCTAAGGCTCATGGTCCAGGCTTCAATAGAGTTAAAGTACTTGATGGTGCCATCCTGTGCCTCCCATCTACGACCCCGTAGGTTATAACTTACCTCCACTACCTCACCTGCTTTCAGGTTATTGGCTAGGTCACATTTGTCCTGTGTTAATTGGAACGTGACATACTGAGGGTACTCATCCTGGCTTTTTAGAGTGACCTCTCTCTTCTTAAATTTGTCAGATACTGACGTTGTTGGGGTAATGAATACCACCTCTCCTTTGAATTTACTCATGGTTTATGTATTTGATGTAATTAATTGTACTTATCCATCCCCACACTATTGCAGGGGCTATTAAAATTGCTAATGCTACTATCATTTGATTAAAGTTATTACGATTATTGTTCCTACTATGTATCCAAAGCTCAGTGCCACTGCATTGAACACTCTCTCACTCCAATTTGTTGCCTCGATCATGTAGCCAAGGAATGGGAGCCCAAGGAATGGACCAATGGCAGCGAAAAATATCATACCAGGTGCATTGCCATCGGATACAAATCTAATGTAAAAAGTTGAACATATCTCTATGACTAGAGCTGAAAGGAATATAATTGGGTATCTCATTTGTCCAGGTTTACGTCATTATCATTCAGGCTACTCAATAGGAAGTCCTGTATCTTTTCTACTATCTCATACTGCTTATCCGGTAGCTCTCCATACTTCAGCATACTACGGAGCTCTGCCTTGAGCTCCCATAGTACGTTTAGCATATCAGCCCCTTTGATAGCACAGTAATGTTCTGCCTGCTCTTCAGGTAGGTTAAATTCTAGTGTTGCTTTCATAGGTTTCTTTATTACATTCTTTTAATAATTCAACTGTCTTATCAAAGCCAAGTATCTCAGTTACTTTCCCTATAAGCAATAGGTGCTTTAATCTTTCTTTAGACTCCATGTCTTTGGCTTGGTTAAGTATATTAGATAATTCATTTAGCATATTAGTAATTGAAATACTACCTGTTGCTCTTTTTATTTCTAATAGCATTGCTTGTTCTGCGTACCACTCTACTGCTGTTTGTTTCATTGTTCTTGGTTTTTTGAACTTGCCGGAATTTCCGGATAGTTGTGTTGTTTAAAAGTTAACAAATGCTTCTATCATATAAGCAAAAGACAATCCAAATCCAAATATAGAGCCATATACTATTCCTTCGTGTTTTGGTTCTTTACTTTTTCTATAAGTAATAATTAATAAACTACACACAATAAAATGTAATATCGCTAATGTTATTAAAATATAAAATCTCATCATTGTTCTTTTTTTATAATACGAAAATTATTAGTTTCTATTTGCAAAGTACCTTCATCATTATTCCAAATTTTAATAATAGAACTATCTATTTGTTTTAATATATCAACAGGTGTGAATTGATTGTTAAATGCAATTATTGCTAATTCAGCATCTTTAATAGCTCTTTCTATTATACTTGATCCATTCATTGATTTTAATAACACGTTACAGTATAATTCTTTTATAATTTCTTCATTTGTTTTCATATATCTTTCTTTAGTTTCTCAATATATAGCGTTGCGTCCATAAGTTCCTCCTGCAGATGGTTTAACCATCCATGCAGATCTACATCTTTCCTATCCAGGTTAGTACCGTACTTCTGCTGCCCTCTTTCACTTCTCAAATAGTACTTAGCCATCACTGCCAATAGGATGCTGTCCTCTTGTTTAATGGGGTCTTGTTCGTGTGTTATGTTCATCTTATAGATATTAATCCCCAAAATAAAGATATCTCTCTTCGTTTAGGTTGTTTTTCATGTGATGGCAATGCCATTGGGTTACTATTTAAATAATTTATCCAAAGTCTAAACATTGCACCTCTGCTCATTTTTCGTTCTCTTGCTAATTCAATAAGCATTTCTTTTTCTTCTTGAGTACATCTTAATGATATATGAGTAACAAAACTGTTATCTTTTTTAGGTCTACCTCTACCTCTACGTGCTCTTTCCATTTTATTTATTCTTTAATTGGGTTAATACCTCGTTATAAAATTCATTAGCTAATATAAGCCTCTCTGCCATCTGTATCTCTATTTCCTTATCTCTTTCAAAGGTAATGGATGTGATACGCTTCTCGGGTGCAATGTGATCTACATAGTGCAGTGCTCCATTCTCATAGTCACCCATTATCTCAGGTGCAGTAGTTACCATGACATAGCACAGCTCAAAAGATGGCATGTCATATAACCACATGTAAGCCCTCCCCTGCCACTCATAGTCACTTAGGTCCTTGAGCTCGTAGTTAGTGGCAGGAAACGTATCTAAGGACCACGAGGTCTTAATATCTATGATAGATGTATCAGTGATAATATCACAGCATCCGGATAACCACTCATTCTCTACCCTCTCCTCATTCTTTTTGTAGTCCTCTAATCTTACCAGGTTAAGTAGGTTAATACTGTCCTGTTCCTGTGCTAGTCCTTTAGTGATGTACTTGCTGTTCAGCTCACTCCTGTATTCAAAGAAATCCTCTTTAGCCTTTTGGATAATATAGCTCTTAGCTGTTTGACTCAATGCCTCCCCCTTAGTACGGGAGGAGGTCATTAGCTTACCTAGTGATGATGCTCTGAACTTCATAGCTGTGCCTCCTGCTCTTTAGTTAGGTTGTACATCTCTTTGATTTGCTCAGGTGTGAACTTACCACTCTTCACTGCATTCAATGCCTTATCCCATCTCTCCCCATCTAATGTAGGCTTTGCCTTAGGTGCCTTGCTTGCAGTCTCACCATCATCATCAATGGCTTGCAGGGATAACAAGCTAACCAATGTTCCTCTACGGAAGTAAGTTATGCAGCTAAGTAACTTCTGAGGATCTATAATAGCAGGCAATTCAAGTGAACTTTCTATACTATTTCCTGTTTCAATGTCAATTATCTCAGTGAACACTTTACCACCTCTTACGGGTTGCAATAGTAGCAATCCACAATCTAATAGGATAGGCTCAACCGTCTCAATAATGCTGTTAATATCAGCGTATGAACGCTTGAAATGTGGGTTAGTGGCATTCTTAATGACCTTACCCATTGACTGCTTAGCACAGTGCAATTTTTGAAAGATGTTTAGTGCTGTTTTTGGCTCTTCAGCTTGAGCTGTTTTCCTTGTTGTCATAATTTTAAGGTATTAAATTTCTACAAATATACAAATTAATTGCACTTATTTACAAAATCATTAAAAAATTCCACAAAACTATCGAAGTCTTTTGCTATGTAATATGTGCCTCCTGCCTTTTCAATGTTCTCCTGGTACCTCTTCTGAGCCTCTGACTGCCTATCCTTACCAATCTTGACCTCAATCTTTACTGAACGGCCTTTAATGGTAGCAGATATATCGGCACTCCCTGCTGTAGATGTTCCCTTTGTCCAAGTGACCCCGATCACCTTGCCTGCTGTGGTCTTTTTTTCTCTTGCTGTACCCATTGTGTTAATGCGTTCAGCTTGGTATCCTTGGTAGTTAATAAAATCGCAGATTGCCTTGGTCAATCCGTTTGCTGTTGAGTCTTTGTACATGGTTTTGGGGATATAATCAGGTGGATAATTGGGGTGAGTCTCTGCATAACGTTTAACTTTTAACTCATGCATTAACGTTTTGTACTCTTTTTTCATCTTATAGGTTATTTTTTTCATTTATCCATTGATAGATTTGTGCTTTAACCATTCCAAAGAACTTTGGTTGAAATTCTCTAGCTTGTTGTATTCGTTTGTCTTTTTCTCTAAGCTCTGTTCTAATTCTTTCAATAGCATCGTGTTGAGCTTGTATATGCTCCGTAGCTCGTTTAATTCTGGGAATTGTTCCAAGATATAGTCCTGCAATGTTTGTTGGTTTTTGAAAATCGGTTTCATACTTTGCTTCAAATGTTAAAATTTTATATTGTTGAATTTTTGCTATATCCTCTTGGCTTTTTTTATGTGTGTACCATACCTCAATAATACACAAAATGTTACCCTCATCATCCAAAAACAAACAATCAGGTATCATTGAGTAGTTAGGTATCTCTTGCTTTATTCTATAGGCAGCCTCATACTCAAGTAATACCTCAGATGCTTCAATAATTTCACTATCTAACTCAAAACATTTAGTCTCTTGCAGATAGTATTGGCAATCTTTATGAAAAGACCTATTGGCATCAATGACTACACCTGGCATACATCGAAAGTGAGCCCGTTGTTTATCACCTTTGGCAGGGTAAACTTCATATTCTTTACCACCATCTACCCAATAGCATTTATCTCCTGTTTTAATTTCAGGATCATTCACGTTGTATAGCTTACCATCTTTGTAAGCATACTGTATTTTTAACTCACTCATCTTTCGTTAATTCAAAATATCTACCGTGATGGTCCTTGTTTTTCGTGTACTTGTAGCCCTTGTATAGTGCATACACCTGCACCCATTTGATAAACTTCCTTGAGTCTAGGTCCTTGAAGCCATTTGTATCACCTTGGAATGCCTCAGTACATGATTTGTTGTAGTGTCTCACATCTAGGGCTATATTCCCATCCATCACAAAGTCATAGAACTCTTTGCAGGTGTTCTGGATAAACCTCTTTGCATCCGCATTGATAGATACACTCCTAACCAATCCATTCTGCAGGTACATCTGTAGGTTACTCAGCATGTAGTTATCAAAATGAGACCACTCATCCTTGGACCACTCATCAAATAGTAGCTTGCCATACTCATCCTGTGGGTTCCGTTGACTATTAAAGTACTGAAAGAACTCTATTTCGTGCCTCCTCCTGTCATGGGAGGTACCTGCTCCACTAATCACATAGTTTGTAGTGATGACAATCTTTGGTGAACGTTCAAATGGGATGTATATCTCATCCTTATTTTTTCGGTTGACCGGTATCCCCTCAGTGATCAGTGAGAATAACTGCTCAAAGTCAAAGTGTTTTTTAACATCATCAAAGGCTAAGACCTGAGTGTCCATGTTGACCCTCTGATACACAAAGTCATTCTTAGATGGGTTGTATGCCTTGCCATCTATCTTAATAATCTTACGGATATTACCGATGGCTGTCAACATCAAGCTCTTACCACTCCCTCCATTAGGGTTATCATCTATCTCTTGGTCATTAAAGATGATAGCTTTTTGGTCTGTCTTATCTTTGAACGTGTGTATCAAATATCCAAGTGTTGACTCCATTGCTTTGATACGTTCACTATCCTGGGCTGATACCTTATGTACAAAATCCTGAAAATTGTTATCATGAGACGGCAGTCGTGTAAAGTTTCTCTTAATGATTTGCTCTTTCCAGATGTAGCCATCAATATCAATGTAACTCAACAGCTCCACCTTGTCCTTTGTGACCTCCACCACTCCATTGTTGAATGGGATGTAAGATACATACCTGCTGTCCTGTAGTATTCGCATCTCAATAGACTCAAGCATGTTCAGGTGTGACTCAGTGAAGAGCTGAGCACTCTTAGCACAATGATTGTATACGTCAAGTTCACCCTTGGCTAAGCAGTACTTAAGCACAAAGTCCTTGATTAGCTCCACTGAGCTCTCACTAACCTTGTTCTCTTCAATGTATACATAGGTAGGCTTGTTACTCCGTTCAGGATAGTACTTAGCAAAGCCATGCTTGTGCAAAAATATAGCATAGTCATGCGGCACGATAGTAATTTTCTTACCATCAGCCTGCCAAAACACATCGTCACTATTCTGCACCTCTTCCTTTACTGACTCAATGATGGCCCCGGTAACACCTAACTGCTTTTGGATATCCTCATCCTTAACTCCCTCTTTAAGTTTTAGCTTTACCTTGCTAACTGTTTGTGCATCTTCAAAGTACTTGATATTAAAGTTACTTGATTTGTATGCATTCTCTACGGTGTAGTTAATCTCATTGCTTTCAAATCCATCCTGTTGATATTGGAGCAGGTAGTTTTTGGCTGCATACTTATCCACCCCATACTCGCACATACAACATGCAACTTTGTAGGTCCAATTGTTGCGACCATCTTCAAACTTGCCATGGTTAAACTTCATGATTAGCTCAATGATACGATCTTCATTAGCAATGGGTAGCACCGCTATCTTTTCTGCCTTGTGGTATCCTTTATCCTGGGTAATACCTTGGAATACTTCGCAGAACTCATTAAGGTAGGCATCAGGGTCATAGCTTTCAAAGCAAACCCTTGACACATTACTGTTAGCAACGTCAAAATAATCACTGTTGATGTATTCCTTGTATGCCTCAAACCTCCGCTTGTGTTCAAACTTAGTGCTTTCAGGTGTACGTATAACTACCTTAAGTCCATTTCCGCTAGGTGAAGTGAACATCATATAAACATAGGGGCAATCCATCAGCCTCTTGCGTTCTGCTGCCATGGTCTTAGCATCAGGGTACTTGTCAAAGTCTAGGACACACAAACCACTATGCTGAATGAGTCCATCATCCTTGCGTTCACTAAATGTACCGTTAAACATGATAGCCATGAGCTGCATTTTGCTGTCAGTATCCCCTGCTCTAAGTTTATTTATTTTACCAATTAGCTCGGGGTTGCCTTGCTTGATTCTGTTGTACACTTCTATTGCCTCAAGTGTGAAAGGTGTCTCTTTGCTGTTAAACAAACTGCGAAAGACTGATATTTTAGGGTTAAACATATTGTAAAAGTATTAAAAAAGACGATAAAAGACAATTTGTGACGATGTTTTTATTTTATCGTCACGGCTATAAACTAATGCTGTATTGGGTTTCAGGCAAAGCGTGACGATAAGACGGTAAATTTTCCAGAACGCAAACTTTTTTAGTGGTCTATTTTTTAAGGACCCTATATAAGAGAACCGTCCCATCGTCACACTGTCACAAAAAAGAGGGAGCCTAGACCCCCTCCCCCATATTAACCCTTAAAAAATTATGGTCCTCAAATATAGACACAATCTCGCTTGTAGTCATCTTATCTGTGAATTTTGTTAATAACTTTGGAGGGTAGTTACCTGTGATTGTGACCCTTGCCTCTTCGTCACACATTGGCATGACACTGACATCAAAGATGTTTATATCGTCACGCTTTTGCTTAATCAGGTCAGGCAATGGGTGGATGTACTTCATGTACCTTTCATCTTTTTTGTCATACCAATACTTGTGCTCTCTCATTCCATGTATCACTGTGCTGTGGTCTCGGTTGAAGAACTTACCAATCATGCTGTATGTCATGTGCCGGTAGTTGTACATGAAATTGTACAGGTAGTACCTCTTGTATGTCACTGACTCTATCCTGCTCGGAGTGTTTAGTTGGTATTCCAGGATTAAATTCATTAGATCCTCATTCTGCAGCTTTGTGAGCTCAAATACTGTCTCATCTATTTCTCCTCTCATCATTCCAATCTTTTAGGGTCATTAACTCCTTTGAATAAGTCCGAGGTAGTGCTTATCATTCCTGTTGCTTTCATGAAGTCCACCTCAATCTTAGCTGAATTTATAATAACATTACCTAGGCCACTGATTGCCTGTGCTTTTTCAATCTCTTTTTGTAGATCATCCGCATTCAGTTCATCATTGTCCAATCTCTCAAGAGCTGCAAATAAGTGGTCTCTCAAGTCATTCATTTTATTTCTCGCCATTTTGTTTGTTTTTTATTGTTTTGTTTAATTTAGCTTTTAGTCTGATTAGTTTTTTTAGGTCATCAGGGAACCTGTGTAGTGTGTTACGGTTGGCATTCTCACTCATTGGGATGCACTCAAGGTTAGATATCTGTAAGTTCATGGTGTTGCCATCAATAAACCGTACAATGTGTTTAGCTGGGATGGGTCCATTGGCCTGCTCCCACATCAATCTATGAGTGAGCACCCATTTGCTATCTGCAAGCTTACTGTAGTAGTACAATCTACCGCTAGTATCTTTGCGTATGCTCATGGCATTGTCCTCTTTAGTATTGTGAGGCTTATTACCAGGCTTAAACATGGTCTTGGCTGCATTGGTAAGGAGTAAATTAGGACATTTTTTGCCCTCGTTCCATGACTTATTGCCTTTCTCAAATCTTGTGTGCTTACCTGCGTTTAATATCAAAGACCGGTTAATCTCTTTCTTTATCTTTGGGTCTTTCTTAATACCTCTTTTGTACGTTCTGTTGTACACCTGAGATACAGTCAACCCAAGATAGTCTCCAAGTACTTGAGCAGGGATGTATGGGTAGAGTATTTCTAGTATTTTATCCTGTCGCATATCTTGGTAATTACAAAGTGTCCGTAAATATGAGTTCCTGCTGCCCTGAATTGGTTGACTTTCCAATGACACAAGGCTTTGGTAGGGAAGTCATAGCTCTCTGCGAGCCTTGAGTCATAATAGTAGAGTAATCTGTACATGAGTTTTTACATTTTAAGTATTCTAAATATAGGGAGGTATTAAAGGAGCCTCCCTTGTCTCCTGCAAATGACTGCTTGGTCCACCATCTCGCCATCTCTGTGAGGTCTCTATGCATTATACCTCCATTCATCCTCATCAAAGTAATTCTCAAAGTCCTGCATATCTCTAACCATGTTAGTATCCTGGATGCACCAAATAATCTCCTCATTGAGTTGGTCAAGTTGCATGTCATTAAGGATGTAGTCAAGCTCCACCTCACCAATAACTTGAGTGGCTTGTATTTCACTCAGCTCCACCTCATAGTCCTCATCCGTAATGTTAGTGATCTTGAACTCACAATTCCCATGAACCTCATCAAAGTCAAAATATGCTCTGTTATTTTCTATACTTACTTGCATATCATTAAGATTAAAGTGTGATACATTGCTACCATGGTACCCACGACCACAGCAAAACTTGCTACTACATTTAATAGTTCTTTTTTCATTTGTTTACGTTTAGGATGTCTAAAAAATCTTCAGTGTTATCTAATGCTGTCTGGGTCATTTCCTCAGTAGCTTCTACAAGCAGTTGCTCTAAGAATAAAGCAAGTGTTTCTGCGTTGTTTTGGTTGGTCTTGATAAAGTCAAGGGCTCTTTCAAACTGTTTCATAAATAATTTTTAAGTGTTAATACTTGACAAAGATATAAAAAGTTTCATATCCGCAAATTATTTTGCACATTTTTTTTTAGTTATGCACAAATTTAAGATAAGGAACTCACATTATAAGTGTAGAATTGTGGTGAAAATGACATAAAAACAGGGTAATAACGTGAAACTCACATTATAATGGGTAATAAAAGGGATAAACTACCGCACTTATGGGTGCTATAAGGGGATAATCTCAGTAAAAATAATGGGATAACCTTATGAAATGTTTTTCTTACGGGTGTAAAGATACTCCTGATACTTGGTGAACACCAGGTTATTTACCTTATTGTGCTTTTTGCAGTCTCTACATTGGAGCCAATGGTGCACTGTTCCTGCAGCTGTGACTACTTTCTTATTGTACCGGTGATTAATCCCTCCACATTCAGCACATTCGTATCTATCACCACCATATTGCACAGCATAGTTGTGATTAACTAAGGCATAGCTGTTTAGTTTCTCAAATACTGACTCAAGGACCTGAACATCCATCCTGCAATACTCCACCATCTTATCTAATGCATCCTGATCCTTGCGGAATACTATATCTTTCCACAGGTCAAGGCCTCCAGTTTCCATCTTAGCACCTACCTTGAGTAGCTTAGCAATGTAGTCTAGTTTATTGCTGTTAAAATTGAAGTATCTTTTAGCCCATTTAAGCGTGTCTATTGTCTTAGGGGATGGCATAACACCAATGCCATGGAATAAAGCTCTTGTGCGTATCCATTTGAGGTCAAACCTATCACCATTGTGTGCTACAATCTCATCTGCTTCATGAAGTACTTTGACAAATGCCTCAATCATTTTCTTATCACTCTGTGATTTGCTCCATGTTAGGCTGTGAATTTCCTCTTCACCCTCCCATTTGTAGCATATGCAGATGATAGCCCGTTCATGAATGATATCCCCAGGGTTAATGGTTAGGTTGTATCCTGTTCTCCAGAATACTCCGACATTGAAAGAGGTCTCAATATCGTAAAATAGTCTTTTTCTCATAGCTTAAACAGCAGGGCAATCCTGTCAAGTAGCCCCTTTTGGATTAAAAAACGGAGCAATATACCTAGAATAAACGAAACAATAACAGGCCACCATAGTATTTTATACTTGACTACCTGTTTAGCCTTGGCTGTTTTCCATTGTGTATCACCTTTAATCTTTAAGGTCTTTACCCGTTCCTTGTACTCAATCCTTGTTTGCCATCTAGTCTTAGGTACATAGATGTTATTGAACTTTATTACCGTATCGCGATACGCGATGAACTTTTCCCAAAAGATAGTGTCATTGTGTACTATTGGGAATGAGTCCACAGTAGCTATGCGGATGGTATCACTATCCTGGACTACTTGCAATCCATTCTTAAGTGCTTTCTTGTAGTGCCATTGAGCACGCTTAGGAGCGGAGCAGGATAACAGGATGAGTATAGGTATCAAATATCTCATAGGCTTTGTAACATCTTAATCATTCTAGGGCATGGGTAAATATCTGCCTTATCTTTACGTACACTGTTATGCGTGTAGATCCCTGCAGTACCTTTGAATGCCTCTTTATCAATGGCAAATATCTCAGCCCGGTATGCCTTGGGAATATCATAGGTATCACACAGGTACTCCACCAATTGGCGAGTGCTTTCTATCTGCTCATCCGTATATTTGTACCAATACTTGTTACCCTTGTAGGGTGTATCTAATGTGGTTACCATTGACGGGTCCACCACTCCCTTGACATAGTTGTAGTACTTTCCATCCTTTAGCTTCAATGGACCCCAATTGCATATCTCAATACCTACTGATAGCTTGTTTAGGTTTTGGTACTTGAGTCCATGAGCAGAAAAGTCTTGACTATCTATGCCTAGATGGTAGGCCCAATGCTTAGATGAAAAGCACTGCACAATAGATCCTTTCTCACCCACTACAAATGCGGTAGCAATCCTATCCCCATTACTATTCCACCACCTAGAAACAGCTACGGGGTTACCATTGCCTGCAGTGTGGTGTAGATAGATTTGTTTTTTCTCAGACTCCTCATGGAAGTACTGACTATTAGATAGGCGTTCCTGTAATATCTTGCTCGTGTCTAATTTCATCGACCTCTTTTTTAATATCCTTAGCTCTAGCAAACAAGTTCTTCATTGCCTGCCATAGGTCCAATCCTTTCACTGCTTTGTAGTTTTCGTTTATGCTCATGACCTCAATTGATACCAGGATAAGAGATAGCACTTTGGTAAGCATGAGCTCCACTGAAAAAAACTGCAGAATAATTTTATTTAGTATGAATTGGTCTATCATGTAGAACATTATCACGGTTACCTCATACAATAACATCTTACTAATGATAGCAGATAGCCCTCTGCTTGTGATTGGCACCTTGTGTTTGATGCTCTTCCATACTCCTGTTATCGTATCCAATAGAATGACAAACCCAACAAGGAACAATAGCCCTGAGATTGGCATTAGGAATGTACTGATAACAGCTAACAACTTAAACCAATTGGCTTTCATTGTAGCGAGTAGTATGGTGAGCTGTGAGTTCATTACAAGATTAGGATGCTGTTGTTATATCCGTTCTCAAGGAAGTTGCCACACATCCCTGTGCAGGTAGTTTGATATTGATTAATGCAAGAGCAATGGTTAAACATTGGTCTAAGGTCAGTGTCCATGTTGGTGCTACCAATGAATATAGGGAACAGGTTGCGGTTAGCTAGGAGCCATCTAATAAGACGTTGCTCAAAGAAACTAGCTTTCTGTGCATAGTGCTCCATACCAAATGCCACCTCTGAACGGGATACGCTTGCAGAATAATCTCCGTTTTGAGTTTGAAGCCCTTTGTTTTTTAGCTGATAGGTCAACCCAAAGACTGCATCTTCTGCAGACCTCCATGCAATGACCGGTTGAATGAACTCTACTAGATCTATTTCATCCGGTGTAAGAGTTTGATTGTTGTAAGCAGTCAACATGTGATTGTAGAACGTAGTGCCCAGGATAGGCTGTATCCGTAGTGCTGATTGTGTAGCAATGTATGGGGTTACATCAGTCACATCCACATTGGCTGTGATAGGTGTGTTTGTTTTTAGGTAGGTTTCAGTGATAAAATATAACATTACTGAGCAGGGTTTGTAGGTTCATCAATTGGAGGTAGTGAGGCTAGAGCCCGTATCTCATTGGTAGTCATTTTCTCAAGTACTTTACCGAGTAGTGCATCACTCAAGTTGTTTAATGCATCCTTAACTTTTGCTGTCTCTTCATCTACCTCAACAATAGCATCACCAATAATTTGAAAGTTATTGATAGTGAACTCAGCAGGGATGCGAGCAATGGTCAGTATCTCTTGAAAGATAGTCACTACCTGTTGACGTAGCTCCATCACTACATTCTTTTCAAATATCACATAGGCCTGCTTGATATCGGACCCATTACCCAAGCTACCTGTGGTACGGATACCCATTAGGATAGGGTCAATGGTGTGGCTGAAACAAATCTGCTCCGTATTCAGTGCAGATGCCTCATGGAATAGCTTGTCATTGGCATTAGTTGGTAGGCTTTCAATCTTAGGTAGTTGGTCCGCACTGTTAGCAAAAAATGCCACAGCTTTACCTGCATTGGCTGCACCCTTGAGGCGGTCAATGGTTTCCTTGATCATGTGTTTTTCCTCTTCCGACTGTGGTCGTTTAGGGAACATCATGGCAAAGGATGGGAACACACTATTTTGAATGTTACTTTTTGCGAAGTAAGATAGCTCACCACTCAAAAAAGCAAAGTTTAATGCACTCGTATAGGTAGGTAGTGGGTAATAATCCTGTCCAACTGACTTGACCTCGTAGCAATATAGCTGAATTTCATCCGTACAGGTGATGTGGTAAGGCTTAATAACCTCCGTATCTATCCTGGTACTCCAATCATCTGACAAATAATAGTATCTTTTGCATGGTGATACCCTTACTTTCTCAGGGCTAACATTCTCAATCTTGATTAGTTTCTTTTTTTCACCAAAATACAGCTTGAAGTACACACGATTGTGGATGATTAACTGCTTAGTCACAGCCTTAACGGTGTGCTTTAAGTTAGCTTTTTTCTCAAAGCTAAACATCTCTAGTTTTTCTTGTGGTGTTAGCTTGTCAGTGG